TTCTGATACTGAGCGACAAGCTCACTCTTGATTGCTGTAGGAGTGACGATTGCTTGCCCAGGACCAAACCGAGTCCCGTCGTCAGCAAGTTTGTGGCGCGGGAACTTGCTGGTGATCTCCTGCTTCTGGTTGCGCATCAGCTTGGCAAGAGTCGCCAAGGTGGTCACCAACTCGTAGGCGTCGTCCGATTGCCCATAGAGGTTGAGTTGGTACATCGTCTGCTCACGCAGGATCATCGGCTGGCCGTCCGACCCAATCTGCTGAATGGCAAGACCGCTGCTCGCCAGGCTGTTCAGTTCGGGGAAGTCAAACCGCCGATGCTCGGGCGCTGCCTTAATCTTATTGAGCGTCAGCGTTTGAAGCGGACGCGCCGGATCGTTGATCAGGGCCCGTTGGGCCATGGCCGCATAAGCGGCGGCCCATTCGAAGTTTGGCGACGCGCTGGCCGTCTCGAAGGCCATGCACGAGATGACCGGACTGTTGTTGTCCACACCCCACAGCACGAGGTCGGAGTACCCGTCGCCGCCGGTCACGTTATCGACGCCGCGTCGAGCCGTGAACACGTGACCAAACAGCTCTCTCTGCCAACCCCAGCGCCCGAGGTCAGTGAACCCGTATTCCTGATCCCAATCAAACAGGGTGTTGGAGTCGGTGTAGGGGATCGCCACGTATTCGAACGGGGTGTCACCAAGGGCGGCGATGGTGTTGGTCATTTGCGGGGTGCCAACCCCACCGGACAGATTGCCGGGCGGGACCGGCGGGGTGGATGCACTGTCCCCCGGAGGCAGAGTGATCCCGAGCCCAATGGGGGTGGCCTCCCCACCGCGCTGACCGTAGTAGTTCAGCATCACGGTGATCTCGTTGCCGCCGACCCCTTTCCACACGGCGGTCAGATCGACCATGCCACTGCTGCCGCTGGCTGAAGCAGTGCATGGCAGCTCGTCGTTGCCGTTGATGGCGTCCGCGATTGCCGTCGCGATGTCGCTGACCGAGTCGGTGGTCATGACATTGACCGGCACATAGACCCCGCCGATGTACAGGTGGATCGTCCCGGCAGCGGTCGGAGACTGGGTGATCGTGATTTTGCCGGTCGCCGCAGTTGCTCCTGTCGGCTCGGGCAAACCAACGCCCCAGACCTCGTTACTGAAGTTGTTCGCATAATAGGCAGCGAACATTCGATAAAGCTCACTGCCGAAACCGAACCGCTGTGCTGCCTGAGACAAGCTACCAATGGGGATCGGCACCTCTGGCGGCGTGTCGCCGGCGTTGGCACCCTGGGTTAACATCGTTCCAACAAGTAGACACCTCAGATTGATGTTGGGCAGGCCCGCCATCGACGGATCTACTTCAACCCAGTACAGCGGAACTTTTATATTTTGCGGGATTTGCGCAAACGAGATAGGCATGACTCCTCCTTTCCCGCCTGCGCGGGTGTCTGGTGGTCATGGCCCTCGGAAAAACTTGGAAGGATTAGATGTCGCTACTGGACGCGCGATGATGCGTGCGGTGCGACGAAGAAGCGGACGACTTGTGGGACTGCTCGACCGTCACGGTGCCGTCAGCAATGCGCTTGCGAGTGAACTTGTCGTCCGGCCATTCGACGCTGCCGGCGGAACGGAAGCCCACGCCATTGGGGTGCCTGAACACGGCGCGAACCTTTTCATCGCGCGGCACCACGCGGATGCCGGGGTGTTTGGAAGCACGTATTTGGGCAAGCCGTTGCTGGCGGACATAGCCCCGTTCACCAATCTTCATAGATGTGTCAGCCATGTGCTGATCCTCCATTCGTGAAGTTGTAGACCGCCTGCACCTGATAGCGTTGCGACATTGTCTGTAGGGTGTCGTTCGGTTTGATGCCGGTGGTGACGTTAATGCCCTCGAAGTCCCAGGTGTGCGGCGTGGCGAACGGATCACCCTTGATCCGCATGGGCCCCTGGATCAGTGTCGCCACCGCTGCCGACGCATCCGTCACTCTCAGGAAATCCGTATAGGACCCGCTTGAGAGATTGGTGGACACGCTGCCAGCAACAAGGATCGAACACTCTCCGGGGTTGGTGCCCAGCGCCACGGTGTAGTCCGCGGGCTGGATCATGGGCTTGGAGTTGAAATTGAGCAGCGCCCAGGTGACCGTCGCGTTGGTCAGATCCAACGGGTTGCCGTCTGCATCGGTCAGCGTGGCGTCAAACTGCCAGCTATCCCCTGCGGTCAGTTGCATCAGAGGATGGGTGACCGCCATCGCGCCGTCGTAGGCGACATTGCTCATCAATCAACCCCGCCTTCAAACTCAGGGTCCCAGTAGGTTCGATAGAAGCAGGACACGTCGTATTGCAGCTCGGCCACCGGGGTTTCGTTGTTGCCGCCGGCAAAGCCGAAGTTGTGACGCCGCACGCCCCGGGTGATGCTCTCGACCCTGACGTTGTCGGGGTTGGAGATCTGGGTCCACGGATTGTAGGTGTTCAGCATGTTCATGATGTAGTGGTCTTTCCACAGACGGTTCATGATCCGCCAGAACGCCGCGTCGATAATTCGCTCGGCCTCGTCTTGATCCGCGTTGACGATGATGACCGAGAACCCAATTCGCAAAGTATGTGAGAAGCGGATCACGGTGGCGTTGGGGTCGCCATCTGGAACCATGTTCTCGTCAATGATGTAGACGCTCAGGAAAGGAAGCCGGTCAGTCTGAACCGGAACCATCTTGGTGCGTCGCTTGAAATATGCATCAAAGAACGGTTCGCGATTGGCCAGCACGTCGTAGAAGGTTTCTCGAATGATGTACGAGTAGCTTTGAGTCTGAGTGACCGTGGGCGGCGGGTTCGCGCTCGGGTAGTTGAAGTCGAAACTCACGGCGCGACCTTCCGCAGCTGCAGCGTGGTCTCGCCGCCGCCGTTGTTCCAAACATTGGTCACCACAAACACGCCCAGGCGCGGCAGGAGCGCAACGGGTTCGTAATCGATGGTGATGATGTCGTCCTGCCGTGGGAGTATGGGAAACTCGGCGTCACGAATATCGAGGATGGTGTCTTGGTCGGACAGGATTGACCCGTCCTCCATGGGTACGTTGAGGGTGCGGCTGTCATAGATGCCGCGCGCCTGGTATGGCGAACCACCAAGCTGGGAGCCTACCGGGTCAACCGTGATCGGTCGACCAAACAGGTCCTGGCACGGCAAGTAGTTGGTGATCGAGAAGTTGATCGCCATTGCTACTTCACTTTCCACTTGATGGTCTGGATGAAGTGCTCGACCTCGTCCACCAATTTGTCCCAGAGCGCCGGTCGCAGGATCGGTCGTGTGCTTTTGCCTGGACGTCGTTTCCCGCCGTACCAGCGGCGCTTCTCGCGCGTGGTGGCGTGTCCGCGCGGTCGACCGCGCCCCGTGCCGCGCGGCTTGTAGGGCCTGCTTATGCGCGAGCGCGGCCAGATGTCGGTCTCAACGGTCTTGTCGTCAGGGCGCTCAACGTTCGGATAGCGCCGATGCATGTCTTGGGTCTGCCAATTGTGAACTACGATTTCCAGACGGTCCGGTACCGCGTAGATCTGATCGATCATGTCGTTGACGGTGTTCTCCACCGCCGTGGAGTCGATGGTGATTTGGATTGGCATGTGGGTTAAGGCGACGGTGGGCTGTGGATCTCCCTTTCGCATCGGGAGCGGCCAAGAGCCCGCCGACAACCTCCTGCAGTCTGTTAGACCTGAAGCCGGACGTAGTGCATCAGCAACGCGTTGACCGCGCTCTGGCTGTCTGCCCACCCGATGCCACCCTTGCCGCGCAGCAGGGCCAGGGGGTCGAAATAGCGCACGTCAGACTCTTTGTGCCGGATGCTGCTGACCCCGCCGAGCGCCAGGCGCATGGCAATGGCGCGCCATTCCCAGATCAACAATTCGCAAGCCTGCTTGAGCGCCGGGGGTGCTTCGTCGGGCAGGTTGAAGCCGCCCACGTAATCCACGGTGATGGGTTCGCTGCGACTGCCCAGCAGCTCGATCTTGCCTGACGGTTCCTCAAGTATCCAATCGCTTGCCGGGTCCAGCGTCACCGCACTGGTATCGGGGCCCACCGTGATGCTGTTGATGTCACTCGCCTGTACCGGATAGCGCGTCAGGAAGATGCGGTTGGATTGCAGGCACTGCCACCGCTCGATCAC